GCTTTCCGTGCACGTTATGCCAAGATTATTAATCGTCCAACATCTGGTGGTCGTCACTTCCCTTTAATTACAGGCTATCAACGTTTAGATGAATTAGAAGAAAAGATTTATTCTGCTGCTTTCCGTGTCAAAAAAGAAGAATGTACGGATCTACCAGAAAAAATATATATGAAAAGATTTATACCTATGAGTAAAGAACAACTCGTAGCGTATGAATCATTGAGAAGAAACGCAATGTTTGTTTTCAATGACAAAACAACGACAACTGTGAACCGGCTCTCACAGATTGTAAAGTTGCACCAGGTATGTTGTGGGTTTACCATTAATGATCACGGGGAGATCCACGACCTACCTAACAAACGTTACGATGAATTGCTGGATGTCTTAGAAGAAGTTGATGGTAAAGTTATCATCTGGGCTACCTATCGACATAACATCGAAACCATCACAAAAAAACTAAAGGAAAAATATGGTGAAACAAAAGCTGACGCTTTTTATGGCGACACTGCGAGTGACGATCGCTTGGAACTTGTTAAGAATTTTCAGAATGAAGATCATGATCTCACGTACCTTGTTGCGAACCCTAAGACTGGTGGATATGGAATCACTCTTACTGCCAGTCACACTGTTGTGTACTTTTCAAACAATTATGATCTTGAGATAAGATTACAAAGTGAAGACCGTGCACACAGAATTGGGCAGAAAAATAAAGTTACCTATGTTGACTTTGTTTGTCAGGGAACGGTTGATGAAAAAATATTAACTGCCTTGAAGAACAAGGTTGACATAGCCAGTCAAGTGATCGGTGATGAATTGAAAAGTTGGATTACTTAGATTTCTTTTTTGATCTAATATATTCAACGTGAGGAATTATATTTTTTAACTTCTTTAGACCTTCGTCCATTTTTTTCTTTTTCTTTTTTCTTTTTAAAGCTTCTCCACCACCAACGACAAAACCTGCTGTTCCTACCATACCAATGGTACCGGCAGTTTTATTTGACATATTGACGGCTTTCTTTTTTGCCTTACCTAAGGCTTTACCTAAACCACGAAGTGCTATACCTAACCCTGCCATGATTAATCGCTATCTTTTGTGAGTTCGTCTTCAATTTGCTGAATCTCAGCCATGACTTCTGTTTCGTTGTCCTCGGTTAGTGAACCACGAAGCTCTCTAATTCTTTCTAATAATTGTTCTTCAGTCATTAGAATACTCCTTTAAACTTACCACCTTGAGTTGCAGCGCCCATACCACGTGCTACGGAACCACCGCTCTTTTTCTTGATAACACCTCTACCAATAAGAATATCTTTCTTGGTAACTTCGCCATCTTTATTTAAATCTGGAAAACTTTTCTTTTTCACGGAACCCCCTTTTTTCATTTTGATCTCTCTAACCTCTTTATCAAGGTCTTTAATGTGATCATATCTATATGAAATCTTCTTTTTTGCTTTGGATTCACGTTTTTTACGCTCTCGCTCCATAGCTTGCAGAGTTAATTTTTCTTCTGTTTTACCCATTATTTAATCCTACTCTTATATGGTTGTGTTTGCAACAATTTCTGCGAGGCTTTCGCATCTTTTTGTTGTCTGCGCATGCCATTTAGAATCTTTCATTTCTTCAGCAGCTTTCTTCCAATCCTTAACTCTCAAGGCTTTCCACATCATTTTAAAGTTTCGTACGCCTTGAGTTCCCAGTTGATACACCATTTCCAGTATTACTTCTGATACATTTTGTGGTAGATCGTGTCCAATACACTCATCAATAAGAAGATCAGCCCCCGCAGCAGCTCTATTCAAGTCAATATCAAATAGTTCTTCGACTTCCTCCATGGAGATTTCGACACCTTCTTGGTATCTATCTCGTTCGTGAGGCTGAATAAGGTGGCCTATACCAATCGTGGCTTTGCCTAGTGAATCTAAGTACATAGATGTGCGCACGCCTTCATGCTCACGTACCCTAGCTTTCAAGTCATCTGTTAATTCTATCATGATCCTATACCCCAATGCTCTGAGTGTTCATCGGGTTCTCCTTTCTTAAATAATTTTAGTAACCAATTTTTGATTTTAGATATCATAGACTTTGTTTATAGACAAAATCCCAGCAGGTTTCAAGTAATTTGATTGCAATAAGTTAGGAATTCCACCTTCCATTCCTGGTATTCTTCCTTTTTGAGGTGGTTGAGTAATCTGTGGTGTCATGATATTTATATCAGGGTCATTTGGGTAAACAGCTCTAGGGTCAATTACTCTCCCCATAATCATTTGATCTTCAAAAACTTGTCTTGCACCGGGTGCTCCGTAGACCATGCCCATTTCACCACCAATACCATTAGGTGCTGAGAATACACCTGGTGTATCTGTCATTCTATTAGGACCTTGATAATCTCTAAATATTTGAGCTGTTTCTGCTTCATTAAAAGTTGTTTCAGGTATTGTAAACTGTTTTGGAGGTGTTGTTGATGTAGGGGGAGGTGTAGATAAATCACCACCGTCTTTCATACCTAAAGGCATGACACGAACAGAAGATACTCCACCATCAAAAATTCTTTTTTTTATCATGGCATTAAATTGTTAATCCCTCCGTATTGACTTTCTAAAGCTTCATCCAAAGATCCAAAGGCAAGATTAGAACGAACATTTGGAGATAATTGACCTCCTGCTACAGAAGGATCGGTATCCATCATTTCTTCACCACCTGCCATAAAGGTTGGTTGTAATCGATTAATAAGTTGATTACCAATCTCTGCTTCTTGCGCAGATAAACCTGATCGTGTACCTGGTTGAAGTTTTTTCATAATATTCATTTGATCTTCTCTTGCATTTCTTGCTTCAATATTTTTCTGAGGCTCTTTCATTAAACTTAAAATAGATTGTTCTACCTGATTCACAAAATCTAATTGGTTTAAATCATCTTCTGTCGGTAAGGTTGTATTTGCCCAATCTAATAAAATTTTTTGATTTTCTTTTGAGATTGTAAATGGTTTTAAAGATTCTTTTGTATCACCAGGACCCGCTAACCCTTTTGCAATCGCTGTGCGTTTAGCAACATCCATACCGGTATCCTCTAAAATTTCTGAGAAAGACTTTAATACTTTTGGATCTGTCAAAATACTAGAACCATAACGTAACATGATAGGCACCATTAACATTGGTAAACCAAAACCTGCCATAGTTGCACCTGCTTGTGCACCACCAAATAAAAGTAAACTTTTAAATCCACCCAAAGTTACACGTCTTTGAACAAAGGTAGATGGGTCAGTAACCGTAAAGCTACCTGCTCTTTCAGCAACATCTAAGAAACGTTCAATATCTTTAATTTTTGTCCCTGTTCCTTTTAAAGCTACTTCTAAAGTTGCTCTACCATCAGGTGTATTTAAACCTAACTCATCAGCAAACTTCATTGGATCAAATTCTACTGTTCTAAAACGATAAACATCTTGTGTGTTTTTATAACCTTGTTTGTAAATCTCTTCTGGAGAAAGTTTTGCTAGATTTTTATAATCTTGATATGTCTTTGCAGTTGGTAAGTTTGAGAATGATTTCTCTAACGCATTATCATAAAGCTTTCTAACAATTTGTTTGACACCTGCGTTTGGTCCCATTGACATAACAGTTTCTTCTGTGGTGATAGTTTTACCAAAGTTTGGATTCGGATCACCATTAGGTAAATTAGGTGCATCATCTAAAGTTTGTACTTTAACTTTAACAGGAACACCCTCTTTCATCCCTGCTTTATAGTAAGCATCTAAATTTGCTTTTGGTGTTTGTGCTAATCTCATAACAACTTGCATTGCTTCAGGATCATTTTTAGCAATACCTAAAATTGTTTCTAAAGCTTGTTTGGGATACATACTTCCACCCATATAACTTTGTGGTCCTGGGCCAAAAATATTACGATTGACTTGTTTGTAAATACCTTGAACAGGTCCTTCATACTTAGGCATAACATCTGCTAAATAAGAGTTTGCTGTAGTCAGCTTATCTAATGCTGTATCAAAAACAACCTTTTCTACATCATCATCAATATTAACTAATTTGTTCATATCGTGTTCTAAAGCTAAACCTAGTTGAGTAATTCTTGCTCCTTCTTTTGTTGGAACAATACCTTTGCCTTCTACTTTAAAGTTAGCAGCAAAGTTGCTAAATAGTTCTTGAAGCTTACGACCTTGTTGAATAGTAATACCATCAGGATCAAGTGCCGCCATTGTCTCATAGAACTCTCTAAAGGCTTTTTCTGAACCACTACCAGGGAATTTAAAATCATAATAACCAGTTTTAGGCATTTGACCTTTCAATACATCAACAAAATCTTTAGATAATCTTTTAACAGTGTCTATCTTAATTACTTTTTTACCTTCTAATCTTTTTGCATAGTTTTCAAAGTCTTCATAAAGTAAACGAGAAATCGTCATTGTATCTTCATATTCTTTACGTGCGAGCTTAGATATATCACCACCTAGTGATGCCATTGTTTGAAAAGGTGCGAAGTTTTTAGTTGCAGTATCAAAGTATTGTCGAATAGCTTCATTTGTACCTTCTCCTGCTCTTCTAAAAGGTGTTCCTACAAAAGGAAACACACCAAGAACTTTTGAATAACCTTTCCAAAAAGAACTATTTGTTGCTTGAATTATACCTAAAGGCATACCGTAGGTTTCAGCAACCTCTAACATTTTTTGATATTCAGGATTTTTGTTATCTAAACCAAATAAAACTCTTCCTACAGCAGGCTTAAAAGCTTTGACTATTGGTCCGAGGGCCATGGATCCTCCACTAAAAGCCAAGTTCATATAAGCATCTTTCAAGAACTTTGCAT